GATTTCCTCCAGATGAAGTCATCCTCAAATAACCAGATTGCAAATTGATTACTCCACTTGTAGAAATTCCGCTATTCGAAATTGTTAGTGCAGTAATATTTTGTACAATTTTTAAAGACATTAGTTTTCCTCTTCATCATCTTCATCATCTTCATCATCTTCATCATCTTCATCATCTTCATAAGATTCTGAATCTTCTTCGCCAAAAAGACTAGCAGCAGCATATGGTCTTACTGCATCTATTCTTTCTGCGCTTTTAGCGAAAAGAAGATCTTTAATCCGATCAGAAACTTGTGATTGAGAATCACCAGCAGCAATCATATCTATTAAATCGTCCATACTGTTATAATATATTAATAACTAAAAACTATTTATATCTCTCCACCTTTAGGCATTTTGATATCAGTAGATTTTCCTTGCTTTTCTAGATCTGGTTCCATCATTGGTTGCCCTAGATCCATTCCTCCAGCATTATTTTGAGATTGCATTCCTCCAGTATTGTCTTGGAATGGCATACCAGTGGATGGATCAATAGATGATGGATCTGGTATAATTCCTTCTTTGATTTCTTTTTTGATTTGTTTATCAATTTCTTCCATAAGAGTGTCCGATTGCTTAAGGATTTTCTGTCTTATATATTGGGACGAAAAATAAGTTCCAATATATGGTTGCATAGCTGCAACTACACCTAATTGGTCATTCAAAAGTTCATTGTCTTTTAAGTCAGAAAAATGATTATCGTAAATGAAATCATATTGAATATGATCAGATAATGATTCCCAATCTTCTGGGGTAATGATATTTTTTAAAATAAGTTGAGTTTTTAAAAAATCATTAAATATTTGAGAAAATCTTTTTCTCAATCTTCCTACAAACTTTGTAAATTTGAGTTCATCTCTTAAAATTTCAGAAGATCTTCCAAGATTAAATCCGCCACCACCAACATCAATTCTACTTGATGGAACGTTTAGTGATTTGTAAAGTTTCTTTTGAAAATATTCAATATCTGCAAGTTCTCCAAGATTTTGTCCACCAGGAAGTGTAGTGATTTCTGTTCCACGACCACCTTCTCTACGAGGTAACCAGAAATCTTCAAGCATTGCCATATACTTACGATCATCACGAATTTCTCCGGTATCTGCGTTATAGACAAGTTTATTTCTATAACGATTCATCACATCACGAAGATATTGCTCTGCTTTGACTTTTGGTAGATTTCCGACATCAATATAAAAAATTCTACGTTCTGGTGCTCTAGAAAGTCTATAAATTACAAGACTATCTTCAATCATTCTCAATTGATTAAGTGCTTTGATTGCTTTATGAAGATAAGAAAGAACTGTTTGTTTGTTACGATCTACAAGTCCAGAAGTGATATATGTAATAGCGTCTTTTGCAATTTTTACACTTTTTGTATCATTTCTAAATGATGTAGTTCCCCCAGTACCCATAGAAGAATTTGGATCATATAAGTAATACTCTTCTATTTTTGGTGCTTGGTAAATATCAATTGGATCCTTACTTGATCCTATAGGAGTTGAAAAATTTGCATTTGGTCCAGCTTGTTCTGCTTTACGAATGAATCTAATTTTAAGTGGATCAATAAATCTTATTTCTTTGATTCCTTCTTCTGGTTTTTTTAGATCAATTACTTTATGGTAAAATATTCTTCCATCAATATACCAATTTCTAAAGATTTCGTGGGATTTTCTATCAAAATCTAAAATATCTTTAATTGTTCTAAATTCATCTCTAATAATTTGTTTTAATTTATCTGAAGCTGGAAGATTTGAAAGTTCAATCTCTACCGGGGAATCATTCAAATCTGATACAATTGCTTCACTTACCACATCTTCAATGGCACTATCACATTCTGGGTGAAGTGCCATCTCACGATATCTTCTTACTAAATCTTGCTCACTTTTATATACACCTTCAATATCTACATACTGGCCATAAAATCCACTTTGAAGATAAAAATCTGACTTATCTTCCTCATTAGAAGGTACTGGAGAGATAATACTTTTAGATTTATCTGCTCCAGCAGTATCCTGTATTTTAAATCCAAATAATTTAGCCATCAATAATTAAATCAGTTTCTACTATTTATGCTCCTGTTCCAAGTTGAGTTGCGCCAGAAGGATCAAGAGCATCCCACCATTGAACTTGAAGATCCACAGTGAATTCTTCAATTGTATCTGAAGAATCATACGAAAGAGCAATATCACTTACTGAAGTTGGGAAAACTCCATAGAATTTGTATTGCTTCAATACTGGAATTTGAGTTGCACTTGTTGGAGTTGAACCATTAGTTAGTGCTCTTCCAAATTGCTTCACATAAACTTCTTTCTGATAATCTACTGGATTATTTTTTCCAGCATTATCTTCGTGCTTGTTGATAAGATTCATCCATCTTTCAAAGGCAGTTCTAATTATGAAATCAGAATCATTGATTACAGTAATAGTCCAAGGATCAAAGGTTCTATCTCCAGCAATTTTCAGATTTCTTCCTCTAAATGGAATATCAATAACTCCAAGAGTGGAAGCAGGAAGATTTGCAGCTTTAACTAAAAATCTAGTTTTATCTGAAAGTGCGTCCTCGGTAGTTCCTACTGGAATTGAATCAGAAGGAAAAAATAATTCACATTCAAATAAATTAGGTCTCGCTCCACCCCCGAGCATTCTTCCCTTGAATTGATCAAGGGTTCTGTCTTTTGTATTTGGAATGTTTAAGTTAGCCATTGTGGGTTTCCTCTATTGAATTAAACGTTTCCAACAACTTCTTCAAAACTTACGCCTGTGCGTGTAGCAACAAAGGTAAGTCCAATGAAGTTAATTGATCTTGCAGGTTTAACGAAGATATCAGCTCTAAACTGATTTCCATCAATCACGTCGGGAGTGTTATTTGTTTCGTCACAAACAACCAAGAAGTCAATAATACCTCTCTTTGATTTTACATCACGAAGATATGGTTCAACAATATTTACAAAATTTGATCTTGTAATTATATCATTAAATTCAAACAACTGTGCTCTTGCTGCTCTTTCAATTGTAGATTCAATTGTGAGGAATAAACGACGAACGTTAATTCTATCAAAAGCTGAGACATATGAAAGAGCAGTCTTATCTCCGTAAAGAATAATACCAGCACCAGGAGAGAATATAATTGGATTAATTCTCTTTGGATATAACAGATCTCTTTGTGCTTTTGATGGATTGTAAGCAAGCTTTACAGCACCGTTAATTGCCCCTCTAGAGGCACCAGCAGGAGAGAACCAGGAATATTGGTTAATAGATGTTCTAGCCATCAGACCGGCAACGTCGGCACTACAAGGAATGTATCTAAAGGTATTGTTGAATCTATCAAACATATACTTGTAACCACTATCAAATACAGCATAAGAACTGGATGTGATTGGATCAAAGAAATCAATAATGTTAGTAGTTTGAGTATCTGAATTTGTAATATTTACAATTCCAGATTTATGCGGAGAAATAATAGCAATACAATCCTTTCTTGCTTCGGCAATCCCAATTAAAGCATTCGCTTTTGCTTGAGATTCGTAAATTGATGATCCACCAGAAGGACCATTAATTAAGAAATTGACTTGATATTCTGCTGGATTGGATAAAACATTATAAGAAGTAATAATATTAGCAAGAGTAGCGCCCATTCCTCCAGAAGAAGAATAATCAACACCACCAGTCAAATTATAAGTAATATTTCCTACGCCAGAGAAAGTTGTGCTTTGGGCATTTTGTGCCCAGTTACCAACATTAGAATTTGCATATCCAGTGGTGCTTGTGAATCCAGTAGCAGAACCAGTGGGTGCAGCACCCGCGAAAATATACTCCGAATTTGCAGAAATAAAATCTTTATAATATACGGATTGTGTAGGTGAAATTTTGCCATCAAATGCTTTTGACAAATATGTAAATTTCTCTACAATATTACCAGCAACTCCGGTAACAGAACCACTATCATCTACAACTACAATGTGAATCTCATCATTTTTTCCGCTTCTATCATTTACATATTGTGAAGTAGAAGGTCTTTCTGCAATTGTCTTCCAATAAACTGTTGAATTTGTAAGTCCAAGAGTTTGAAGATTGTACCAATCGGAAACAACAGTTGGAGTTGAGGGACCAGTAGTAAAATTAATTCCAGATGCTGCTGGAGATTTTACTACAAACTCAACATTTGTTCCTACACCAACAGAAGAAGAATTTAGTACAATTGTTGCTTGTAATGCACCATTCACGACAGTTGTGTTGAAACCCACAATAGTAGATTCATTTACAATACCATTAGTTATTGTTTGAACTAAATTGCCTACAGCAACAGTAGGAAGTGTTACTGAAATTGAAGGTGGTAGGATAATTGTAGAACCAGAACCAACAGATCCATAGAATCTATTCACTTCAATTGAAGTTGAAACTCCAGAAGATGTTTTGATATAAGCTACACCAACACCAGATGGAAAAGAATTGATACTATTTTGTGAATATGAAACTAAACTTGAGGTTCCAGCAGCATTATCGTATCTATCAGTTACTTTTACATCAACATATTGATTTCCGACATTGGTAATAATTCCTCTCAAATAACCAACAGATGAACCAACAGTACCATCTGTATTAGCATATGAAGTATTCAATCCAACAGTAATGCCATATCCAACTGACATTCCAAAAGTTCCAATTGCAACTCTTTGATCTGCAGCAGCATCAATTGCACATACTTTTAAATTATTTGCCCAACTTCCTGGATCTCTTGATGCATAGGACATAGAAGATGCTGTTGAATAGTCATTGATGTAATTTTCATATGAAGAAATTTTCAAAGTAGTTGAACCACTGCCAACTGTTGAAGCGTTTGAATTATTTAATGTATTTCCATCTGTTCTAAGAACTCTAAGAATTCCTCCATATGATAAGTACGAAGAAGCACTCATCCAATACTCATATTGAGAGTCGGTAGAAAGTGGTTTTCCAAATGTTTTGAGAAGATCATTCTCATTCTGAATTAAAATGGGTACATTGACTGGTCCTTTTGAAAATGGACCTGCTATTGCGCCAACCTGCTCATTTGATGCAGTAATTCCCCCAATAGTTAAGTCAACTTCTCTTACATTGACCCCTGGAGATACTAAGTTTAGCGACATGTCTTTCCCTCTAAAGAAGTTTCATTTTGTCTAGAAGTATTTATAAATTGCTAAACTTACCTATACTCCCACATATATGAACTATCCCCGTACTCATCAAGATGCCATCCATTTTCATCACCTTGAATTTGATTGCCGCTAATAACTTTCCAAGTATCTCCTTCAGTGTCAACAAAGGTATTTTCATTATTTAGTCCGTCAGTAATGAATCCAAAAGGAGACATATCTTGTTCTATTTGTTCTTTTTGGTCTTCATATATTCTTTTACGAACATCATTTTCAGTCATCTCCTTAAAATAATCCTGGACAACCAACCAAGCAAAGATAACTAAACACATTACTAAGTCATCATTTGATCCCTCTTCAGCTTCAAATGATTGATTTTTTTGAATAAAAGTTGTCAGTTCGCTAATAATATCATAATCATTAAATATTAATTTATCATCTTCTACAATTGTTTTTAAGTTAGAACAACCAACTTTCTTCACTGTTTTGGACATTTTTACGCCCAATTGAGTTTTCTTTCCGGAAAATCCTTGCCCAACCAATTGTCCAGCTCTACCTCTCATTGCACACATTAGAATATTATCGTATTCTAAATCAAAATGCAAAATACTTGTTACTTGCTCACCAATATCATTAACTTCAGCTAAAACAAATGATTTATTGTACGCTTTTGCTACATCTAAAATAATATTTGGAAAAAGCATAGGTTTTATTTCATTGTTTCTATATTTTGAAACTATTTTATATGGAAATGTAGTTATATCAAAAACAACAAATGCCGAATAATCATTATTCATTCCTCTAGAAACATCAACAGTCATTATATAAGTATGGTCTTCTTGTGGTTCTTCATATACATCTAATCCTCCACTTCTTTGTAATGGATCATCATATACTAAATTTTTTAATTTTGATACATTAATCAAAGTTCCAACGGAACCAAGAAATTCACATTCAAATTCTACATCAAATTGTTCTTTGCTGGTGTTTGCGATGGTTTGACGTTTCCATTCGGCATCTCTACCCGGAACATCACTCCAATGGACTTCTGTTGCAACGTATTCATTTTTTTTCCTCTCTGCATCATGCCAAATTTTATAAAAGTGATTCATCCCGTGAGGGGTAGAAACAATTATCATTTTAGTTGATGTACCCGATGATATTACAGGATAGACTGAACTAAAAAATTCCTCTGCAACATTATTTGGAACAAATGCAAATTCGTCCAAAAATACAATATTATATGATCCACCACGAACTGTAGATGCACTAGTAGAAGCAGCAACAATCTTAGAACCATTCTCAAGTTCTAGTGAACCTTTGTTCCATATCAGGACGCCTTGTTGCATCCATTTTGGTAAATTTTCATATGCTAATTGAAGTCTTCCGAGAAGGTCTCTGGCAGTAGACGCTTTATTGGCAAGAATTGCAATATTGACATTATCATTAAATATTGCGTAATGGAGCAAATAAGAAACGACAGTTGTACTTTTTCCGGACTGCCTTGGCATTTTGCAGATATTAAATCTATGATCGTGAAAATTCTTGATAAGTTTTTCTTGAAAATCATACATATCAAAAGGCACTAGACCATGGTCAAGAGATACGATTTTTATATAATTATTTGCAAAATATACTGGATCATTTTTGCATTTTATATATTGTTTAATATTGTCTTTAGTAAATTCTATTGGTGTATTTGCTTTTTTTAATAGAGGATTACCCAAATACTGATCACTAGTACTCATAATTACTTTGCCTCAAATTCTTTTATACCCAACAATGTCAAGGTTTCCTGTTGTTTAAAGTAAAGTTTCATATAGCATCTGCAAATATTTTTTAATGAATTAATATCATTATAAGATTCCAATTCTCTTGATATTTTTTCATATTCAAAAATTTTATTTAAATTGTCAAGTTGAATATTATCTGGGTTCATTAGTTTGACCTGTAAATAATAATGGTTTTGTTGGATCTTTTAATGATGGATTAAATGATAATACAATCGCATTTGGATAAACTTTTTTGACCTCTCTCGTTACTTCTGCTTTTGTTGGTCTAGTAAATTGCTGGAAGAACATTTGAGTTGTAATATATTTACCTCTCCAATTGAGAAGTATAGTGTAAGTTGTTCCGCGAGTCTGTATCCTTAAATAGTTTTCCGAAACATTATTTTTTTTTGTTTTATTTCCCCAGTTCGCTGCACCAACTTTACGACATTTTACAACTGCACCAGAAGCATAAGCACTAGGCCAAATTCTATAACGAGATTTTACTTTTTCTTTGCAGGCATCTTCATTTACAAATTCTTCAGTTTTAACATTTTTTGCTTGTCCTGACCTATCTGGATTTGGGTCTTCTCTTCTTTTTCTTCTTGCTGCTGCATCTTCTTCGTCGTCTGACATATTTGCAGACATTTTTGATGAACCACACTTTGGTTTAGTGGTTTGTCCTGGTTGTTTAGCACAAGGTTTTCCGGCATATTTGCCTCCCAGTTGAACCCATCCTGGTTTTCCGTCTTTTGATTTACTTTTGGAAAACCAATCGTGGAGAGATGAATCACCAGATTTTGTTCCTTCATTAATACCTTTCATTCTTTCTAGTTTAATTAAATCAATAATTTCTAAAAATGTATTTCCATTTGCGTCTTCAATAGTTACTGATTCATTTGCCGGATGTGGTCTAGTAGTATTATATTTAATTTGATTTTTTGATAATATTTGATTTGCTCCTGTGTACATATTCCACATAAAAGGACCATATTTACATTCTTCTTGTGATTCTTCTTTTTTGCAAAGACTACAGTATCTTATTTCTCCCTTCTCTTCTTTTACATCTCTAAACTTTTTGCGATCTTTCTTTGCTATTTCATCTACAGTTTTGTGTGATTTTATTTTTATTGCTTTGGTTTCATCTATGAACTCTTTAAAATTTTTCATACAAAACTTTCTAACTATTTAGAATCTATAATTCCGTTTTTGAGTAATTTTTGTAACTCTGCAGTAGAACCAACAAAAAGTGCATTCGTAACATTCTTTGGATTTGATTTATCTTCTTCTCTTATTTTTTTATTTTTTTGCTGCAAATCCATAAGTTTATCGGCGACATCAGCCATACTTTTAATTCCTTGAAGTGCAACTTCAAAATCTCTTGCTTTTTCTGAACCTTGTGCTAGTTCCAATATGCTATCAATTGCTTCCTGGCCTTTTTCCAATAAGGCATAATAATGCCCTCTTGCATATTCATAATCAGCATCCAAGTCATTTTTATCTGTTGGTCTAGATAATTTTGATGGAGATCTTTTTATGATTTCTTTTTCTATAGAAGTTGCTTCTATATCTAATGCTTCATTTATGTCATCAAATTTGTTATTCATACGTCAATACCTTTAGACGGACTGTAAATTTTACCATCACCATAATCAAAACGATATTCATCAAAACCAAAATCATCTGTCTGTTCAATCAAATTATCATCCACAGTATTAATAAGATTTACAGATGAACCATTCAAATGTGAAACTATAGAAGAATCATCTTTACCTCTCAATACAGTAATAGTATTTCCAGATATGGATTTTATATACATTTCTTCGTCGTCAATTTGTATATATGTATCTTCTACAAGAGAAATTGAACTATTTACGATAAATTTAGTAATTTTATCATCTATATCTTGCGCAAGAGAAGTTGTATTGTCTGAATTATAATCTTTAATCGCTCTTGGTTCTGCAACATAACGAAGTTGCCTAGATGCATTTTTAGTATCTGTATCAGAATAATAATCAACCTGAACTTTTTTGATAAATCCTTCTGTATTGTCTGGAATGGGACCAAACAAATAAGTTTTAGCAGTAAAACTTAAATCATAAATTATAATTCTTTTTTCTTCGTATCCACTATCATAATTATCTTTAAAATTAATATTTTCAAGTATCATCGGAATGTCTCTTTTTTCCCCTATAGATGAAACCAAATTTATTGTTAAATTGAAAGATGGTTGGAAATATGGAAGAATTTGCTCAATAATTTGCAAAGCATCGTCATTATATTGAGTCATAATAGAAAGTTGAATGCCAATATTATATGGGGCAGGCATAAAAACTTTTTTTACTATCTGATTATCTGTAGAACTTAATGCTTTAAAAGTCTGCATAGTGGAAACTTTTCTAGTATTATCGTATTGAATACTAGTCATCTCAAATGCTAATCTTGGGAGAACGATAGAAACCCTATTTCT